GTAGAGTTGCGCGACAAGGAAGATATTTATCCGTTGTATATTGCATATGACCCGTGGCACGTTGATGATAGTCTGAAGCTCGAATTTGAACAAGAATTCGGGAAAAATGTTATGAAACCGATACGGCAGGGAGTAGCAACGTTGTCCCAGCCGATGAAAGATTTAAAAGCGGAGTTTGATGCGCACAATGTGGTGTACAACAATAATCCTATCGACAAGTACTGTCTGACAAACACTTATGTGAAATCGGACATCAACGGAAATATACAGCCAGATAAAGGGCTATGCCAGACTCATAGAATCGACGGCACAGCGGCTTTGCTAGACGCTTTCGTTGTGCTGCAAGACAAGCATGATGAATTTATAACTTTGATTTGAGGTGGTTACATGGGGTGGATTCAGCGGATGAAGGACCGTTTTAGGAACAGGTCACCCACTGGAACGCAGTTCCACATGATGCAGGAATACAACTCCTGCTATGTGTGGGATGGAAATCTTTATAGCTCGGACATTGTCAGGGGTGCCATTCGGCCAAAGGTAAACGCTATTGGAAAAACTGTGGCAAAGCATATTCGAGACATAATCAACCCGGATGGTTCACACAGCCTTTCCGTTAATCCGGATGCGTATATGCGATTCTTGTTGGAAGAACCAAATCCGTATATGACAGGGCAGAAATTTCAAGAGCGGATGGAAACGCAGCTCTGCCTAAATGGAAATGCGTTTGCCTTAATTGCAAGGAATGGAAACGGAATTCCGATAGGGCTATATCCGATTTCTGCGGCTGACGTGGAAGCCAAATATGAAGATGATGGTTCGCTGGCACTGAAGTTTTATCTTGTGAATGGGAAAATGTACACATTCGATTATGACGATATAGTTCATCTTCGCGGCGATTATGGGCCGGACAATGATTTGTTTGGAACATCCCCGGTAAAGGCACTTGCTCCGCTGATGGAAATTATCGGAACGACCGATAAAGGAATCGTACAAGCAATTAAAAACAGTAGTGTTGTTAAATGGCTACTAACATTTTCGTCTGCAATGCGCCCGGAAGATTTGGAAACGCAAGCTAAAAAATTTGCTGAAAACTTTCTTGCCACAGAGAAAGGCGCAGGTGTTGCGGCAACGGACTCAAAAGCGCAAGCAAAGCAGATTGAGCCGAAAGACTATGTGCCGAATGCGGCGCAGATGGACCGTACAGTTAACAGAATACGTGCTACTTTCAACACAAATGAACACATTGTAATGTCCAGCTATACGGAAGATGAATGGAATGCTTACTATGAATCCCAAATTGAGCCGGATGTGCGACAATGGGGTGACGAAATGACACGGAAGTTGTTTAGTCACCGTCAGCGCGGGTGCGGTAACAGCATAGTGTATGAAGCGTCAAATCTGTCAACGGCCTCTATGCAGACAAAACTCAATTTAATGCAGATGGTTGACCGTGGCGCCATGACGCCGAACGAATGGCGTGCTGTAATGAATGTTGCGCCGCTGCCGGGTGGTGTTACGCCGGTTCGCCGGTTGGATACAGCACCGGTAACAGAAAAGGAGGTAAAGACAGATGCCAATACAGATTAAGGGCGATATTATCCCCAATGACTACCAGATGGTATATGACTGGTGGGGAATTGAGGGAACTTCGCCTGCTGCTGTTAATCAAGCACTTGCCAATGCAAACGGCCAGCCTGTAGATGTTGAGATTAATTCCGGCGGTGGTGATGTGTATTCCGGCAGTGAGATATACACAGCACTGCGTGCATATGCGCCGGGGGTAGATATCAAAATTGTCGGTTTTGCCGGTTCGGCAGCATCGGTTATTGCAATGGCGGGAAAATCAGAAATCAGTCCAACGGCTCAAATCATGGTGCATAATGCCAGTGCGTGCTCTGACGGTGATGATAAAGACCATGCACATATCAGTGAAGTGCTTGCGAATGTCAATCGGTCTATTGCAGCGGCGTACGTGGCAAAATCTGGAATGACAGAGCAAGAAGCATTGGACATGATGGAGCAGGAAACATATCTTACTGCACAGCAGGCGGTGGAAAGAAAGCTTGTGGATAAAGTTATGTTTGCGGCAGATGAACCAGAGGCAGTTCCACAGCTGGCCGCAAGCAGTTACGGAATGATACCACGTGCTGCTATTGCCAAAATGCGTGAAAAAATCACATCCGAAAAAGAAAAACAGGCTGCTGTTGCAATGGCGGCCGCAAATTATGAATTATTGAAACTGGAGGAAAGAAAATGACAAAAGAACAGTATCTTGCAAAGCGCGGCAGTCTTATGAATTCTGCCAAAGCAGCACTGGATTCTGGAAACATTGAAGAATTCAACAAAGTTAAGAGTCAGGTAACAAATTTGGACACAGAGTTTGAAGCTGCTGCTGCGGCTCAAGCAAACTACGAAGCGCTGCAAAACAGTGCACCAAAAATTCCGAGCATTAGTTCTCTGGATGGTCAGCATGAAAGCAGTCACGCGGCAACGGACGTTTTTGACACTGAAGAATACCGTAACGCTTTCATGAACTTTGCTTGCCACAATGCTACAATGCCTGAAAGATTCCGTAACACCGTGGCTACCACTACTACGGGAGATGTTGGAGCTGTTATCCCCACTACTACACTACACGAAATTGTCACAGAGTTGAAGAGCCGCGGGACGATTTTTAATTCCGTCCGCAAAATGAATGTGCAGGGTGGTGTACAGATTCCAATTCTGGACTTGAAACCGACCGCGCACTGGATTACAGAAGCGGCCACAAGCGACGATCAGAAGACATCGGCCAAGCAAACGGTATCTTTTTCGTACTATGGTCTGGAATGTAAAATTGCACAGACGTTGCTTACAAGTGTTACAACGTTTGCGGAATTTCAGTCGCTGTTTGTGCCGCTTGCAGTGGAGGCTATCATTACAGCGCTGGAAGTCGGCGTATTCAACGGTACCGGTTCTGGCCAAATGCTTGGGATTGTGAAAGATTCCAGCGTTAAAAATGTTGTAACAATGAGTCCTGATGATTTTGCAAGCTGGGCTGGATGGAAAAAGAACGTGTTTGCAAAGATTAAATTGTCTTATAATACGGGCAGTTTCTATATGGCAAAGGGAACATTTGACGGATACATTGATGGCATGGTTGACAAAAACGGTCAGCCGATTGGCCGCGTCAATTATGGGATTGACAGCGACGGTACACAGCGGTTCGGCGGGAAAAGTGTTGTGCTTGTTGAGGATGATATTATTCCGCCTTATGACACAGCGGTGGACGGCACGGTTGTGGCAGTCTTTGTCGACTTGAAGAATTATGCCATCAACAGCAATATGCAGATGACCACTGTACATTGGACAGACCACGACAACAACACAATTAAAGACAAAGTGATTATTGTGTGTGACGGAAAACTCATTGACCCTAATGGCGTTGTGCTTATTAAAAAGGGCGCAGCAGCCAGCAAAGCATAATTGAATGACGACAGAAGAACTGCTGCCATCAGTTAAAAAATGGCTGCGAATTATGTCGGTGTCGCTTGACGATGAAATCAGCCAAACCATATCTGCCTGCGTTGTGGACCTCAAAAATGCAGGAGTAAGAAAAGTGAAACTTGATAATCCACTGATTCAGCAAGCTGTAAAGCTGTATTGCAAGGCGCAGTTTGGGTATGACGATACATCCAGCAAATTTGCGAAATCCTATGAGCTGCTGAAGCAGTCATTATCGCTGTCGGGCGAGTACAATATGGAGGACACATAATGTATTTTGCGGATGAAATTACTCTGATAGGGTATGAAAGCAACCAGGATGAATCCGGTAATTGGGTGAACACGCCAATAAAATCTAACATCTTTTGTAATGTTGGCAGCGTGTCGGGGGCGGAATTTCACCGGGCGGGACAAAGCGGGTTCAGACCGTCAGCTATGGTAACTATGCGGAAATGCGATTATAACAGGCAGGAAGAAGCTCTGATAAACGGCGAAGAAATGCATATCTATCGTACATATAATCAGCAGTCACGTGCACAGCACCAAGCAGCGGCCAATCCGGACATGGTAGAACTGTATATGGAGTATAAACTTAAAAATGGACCAAGTGAGAATAAAGCCTGAACAGTTAGCATCAACAGTCAGCGATTTTTTACAGGCGTATACGGAAGAAATAACGCTGGGAATGAAAGCGGATGTTAAAAAGACAGCTGACGAATGCCGTGATGAAATCAAAGAGAACTCTCCGGTAAAAACCGGGCAGTACAAAAAAGGCTGGTCTGAAAAAGTTGCCTTTGAAAATCACAATGACTTGAGAATCATTGTACATAACAAAAAGCGATATCAGCTAACGCATTTGCTTGAAAACGGACATGCCAAAGTAGGTGGTGGACGTGTAAAGGCAATACCGCACATTGGGCCAGCAGAAGAACACGCAGTTGCAAAATTGCAGCAGCGCATTGAAGTGAGGGTAAAAAAAGGGTGACACAAGCAGAACTGAAACACATTCTTGACGATTCCGGAATTCCGTTTTGTTATTTTGCCTGGCCTAAAGGCAAGGCGCCACCCCTACCTTGGGGCGTGTTTCTCAGGGACCATACAGACAACTTCGGAGCAGATGAAACGGTGTACCAGGGGGTAGACCATTATCAAGTAGAACTGTATACGCTGGGAAGAGATACGGTAGCAGAAGGCAGACTGGAGTCGGTGCTGAAAAGTGCAGGACTGTATTTCGATGCAGAACAAATATACTTGCCGTCTGAAAGTTGCTTTGAAACAATATACGAACTGGAGGTATTACATGAATCAAGCTGAGGTTAGAAAAAAGAACAAGGTTAAGTACGGACTTAAAAATGTGCATTATGCGCCGCTGCTATCGGAGCCAGGAGATCCAATCACGTATGGAGATGTCAAGCCGTGGCCCGGCGCTGTATCTATCAAGTTTAAAGCGGAGGGTGGCACAAACAAATTTCATGCGGACGATGTGACATATTACACATCGATTTCCAATAACGGGTACAGTGGTGACTTTGAGAGCGCTATGGTGCCAGATGAATTCCGCCAAGAAGTTATGGGGGATGAAGCCGATGCCAATGGCGTGCTTATCGAAAATTCTGAAGCAGTACCTAAATCATTTGCACTGCTGTTTGAGTTTGATGGAGATGTTAACGCAATTAGGCACGTCCTGTATAACTGTAAAATGTCCCGACCGGGGCTGGAATCAAAAACGGCAGAGGATAAAATCGATGTGCAGACAGACAGCGGTGAAATTGCCGCCGACCCGTTGCTTGACCCCACAGTTGGGAAAATGATTGTGCATGGTAAAACGGGGCTGAATACAACAAAAGACGTGTATGACAGTTGGTATACAAAAGTACATACGCCATCTGATGGTACAACTCCGACGGTAGGCACGGCCATTGTCGGAAGCACAAAAATCTAATTAAATTAACGGAGGAATACATTATGGCAGATTTTGCAAAGAACGATTGGAAAACAGGAGACACTATCACAGCAGATCAACTGAATCGTATGGAGGATGGTATCCAGCAGGCAAACACACGTGCAATGACTCCAGGACCGAAAGGCGTTGACGGTACCAACGGCACAGATGGCAAGGACGGCAAGGATGCTGTTCTGACTGTTGCGACTGTGGACGCAATCGGTGCCGTAAAGATGGCGGCGGCGCTGCCAGATGCGGCAGAAAATGCAGATGCGGCAGCGCTGCGCACAACTTTGAATGGTTTGCTTGCAGCATTGCGCACGGCCGGAATTGTGGCGGCTAAGTAAGGAGGATAAAACACATGATTAAAGCGATAGATATGCAGGATATGGACGGCAATACCGTCCATATTTCTATGCGTGCAGATGCATCCGTACCACATTTGTATCGTGCAAAATTCGGCAAGGACATTATGCGTGACATGGTAAAAATCACGAATCAACTGGAAAATGCAGAAACTGAGGATGATGCCACAAATGTAATTTTGGACAACTACGACACACTTGAAAATATGGCGTACATATTTGCAAAACACGCGGATAAGGCGGTCCCGGAGGACCCGGAGGAATGGCTTGCGGGGCTATCTATGCTGTCAATCATTGGAGCAGCAATAGAACTAATCAACCTTTGGGGAGATAATATGCTGACGCAAGTAGAGCCAAAAAACCTGGAAATCCCGTCGACCGAGAAATGACAACGCCATTGTTCCTGCTGCGTTGTTGTCAGGTGGGATTGTCGCTGAATGATTTGGACAAGCTGACGATTGGAACAATTTTTGATATGGTGACAGAGCAGGCAAATGATAATTTTGATTATCCGGAGCTTGCAATGCAGGAAGATTTCGATAGCTTTTAGAGGTGAGATTATATGACTGACAGAATCAAAGGCATTACAGTTGTTATCGGTGGAGATACATCTCCACTGTCTGCTGCAATGAAAAAAGTGAACGGAGAAATCAGCAAGACGCAAACCGAGCTAAAAGACATTAACCGCTTGCTGAAAGTAGACCCCGGAAATATGACGCTGCTTGGCCAGAAAACTTCGCTTTTGGGGCATGAAATTGACGTTACCAAAAATAAACTGAAAGCATTGCAACAAGCCGAAAAGCAAGTTCAGCGTCAGTTTAAAGAAGGAAAAATATCGCAGGAAGAGTACCGCGGGCTACAAAGAGAAATTATTGCGACACAGCAAAAGCTGAAAGGTTTGGAGCTAGAAGCAGCTAAAAGTAACAAAGTCATTGCCGGAATATCAGCTACTACTGAGAAAATTGGGAAAAGCGCTCAAAAAGCGGGCAATGCATTAATGCCGGTTTCTGCCGCCGCCGCAGCGGCAGGAGTATCATCCGTAAAAATGGCAGATGACTTTGAACAGGGACTTGCAAAAATCAGTACTATTGCGGATACCAGCCAAATGTCGATGAAAGACTTGAAAAGCGGAATTATTGATTTGAGCAACCAGACCGGTAAAAGTGTAACCGACCTGTCAGAAGGATTATATCAGGCTATTTCGTCTGGAATTCAAACTGGTGATACACTGCAATTCATGGGGACTGCATCTAAAGCTGCCATTGGTGGATTTACGGATACAGAAACTGCGGTCGATGGATTAACAACAGTGCTGAATTCCTATGGGATGAAAGCTACAGAAGTATCAAAAATTGCAAATCAAATGATGGTGGCTCAAAATTTAGGCAAAACCACATTCGGTGAAATTGCACAAGAAGTAGGCAACGCTATTCCGACGTTTGCGTCAGCCAATATCAGTTCAAAAGAATTCTTCAGTTCTCTTGCCGTTTTAACTTCAAATGGTTTACATACGCAGGAAGCTGTTACCGGCCTGAAAACTGCACTATCAAACATTATAAAGCCTTCTGACGCTGCTGCAAATGCGGCAGCAGCAATCGGGCTTAAATTCAG